AAAAACCATGTTCGTTGCCAGCATCCGTATTTATTTACAAAGTCGCATAAAACTCCCGTATATCTACAATTCTCGTATGGCTTAAAGTAACCCGTCCAAACAGTAACGTCAACTCCTAAAATATTAATTGTTATTTCTAATTTGTTACCCGCAGCGTAATAGTTTTGGTAAACCCTCGGAACGTCTATAATAGAATTGTTAGTTAAGTTTTGTGTGAATGTAGCAGCCGTTGCCAAGTTAGTATATTTCGCTTTGTAGCTTGTCGCAGTTTTTACCATTATATGACCCGCCCTTCTACTTGAATTTGTACTTGGATTCGTGCCATCGTAGTAATAAAAAAACGTACCTTGGTCGTGTAATATGTCGTGACTCGGTGTATAATTATATCCTTCTTCATACCAACCGAAACCGTCGTAAGCTAAATATGAATTCGTACTTAATAACGTGTATGTACCGCTATCTAATTTGTATCTTTTTAGTTGAACGTTACACCACTGATTCGTGTCGCTTGCAGGAAAAGTATTATAAATTTCTTGCCTTGTGTTCCAACTTAAATATTCACGAATGTAAGGACTAATATTATAATACGTCTTTACGTTGTTTGAAGCGGGTATTAATTTACTCAAAGTGTAACTTGGATTCGCTGGTGCGCTCCCAGTACCGTTCCAAATAAATACTTCTAATTTAGAACCGTCTTGTCCCGTTTCGGATATTTCTACTATATAAGGTGAACGTGCAAAAATACTCATTTTATATTTTTTAAATTTTGGTCTAATATTTCAGTTAACAGTTGTTCAGCATCTAAACCGTATTTATCTATTAACGTATCTGGCAAAGTTTTGTAGGCTTCTTCAAATGGTTTAGTAAAAAATAAGCTCGGTCTTATTCCGTATTTTTGTATATGCGCAGCTAAAGCAAATTTAATACTTGAACGAGAAACGAATTTACCACCCGCACCCCTCGGTGCTAAACCTCTTTTAACTACCCATTTATCAAAGTGTCTCGGACTTGGTCTATTTGTTATTCCTGGTTTATACGAATAAGGTGAATCTGAAAACTTTCTTTCAGTACCCGAAACCCCTTTATCCTGAAAGTTACCGTAAGGCTCCATCTCAAAATAGATACCTATTGAATTAGGCATTTCTTTAACGTCGCCTTTTATTGAATTAGATAATCTACCGCTTGCGTTTTTACCCATCTTTTGTAAATTAGCTTTCGCTTCAGCTACTACTAAATCACGAAATTGTTGAAGGGCTTTTAGTCTTTCACTCATTAACAAACAGTCATTTCGTTAGGGACTAAAATATCAAACGTCATTGTCCAACCAGCTAAATAGTTTTCGAATCTTTCAGCGAAGGCTTCTAACGTTGGATTACCGTCTACTTGAAAAGGTAGTGTGTACAAATCGCCCCTTCTTAATTCTTCGTACAATCTGTTTAGAATTGAAAGCATAGTATTTAATACATATACCTCATTATCGTTTCCGTTGAATATGTCGGTATCTTCGTCTTTTGATTTGTTGACAATATCCATAGCCATTAAGCTTACGTTAAAACGAATTATATTGCTTTCAAACGTAGCGTTGTTTACTATAATATGTACTAAAGGGAAAATAGTTTGCTTTGCTAAATCTACCGCAAATATGTCGCCTTGTGTAACCGTGTTTACAAAAGGATCGTTTTCTAAATTTGTTTTAAGCGTATCGAGTACCGTGTAATAATTAGCCATTTTTATAAATCTTTTTTAATTCTCTATCTTCTATTTCTCGTTTCTGTTTTTCGTAAGTAAGGTAGGTAAGACATTTTCTAACCCCCATTCTGGTAACTTCATCAAACTTTGTAATGTCTCCCTGAGAAAGCGCATAGATTGAATTGTACCAGCCCCATCGTTTATTAAATTGCGCTCTTTCGCTAAAGTCATTATTTTCGGATTCTTCTGAATCTCCTTCTCTAAAGAGGTAAGCGTATGTTGAACTAAGTCGCTTCCTAAAGTCGAAAAAAAAAGCGTTGCACCTAATACAACATTTAACGGTGCAAATTTCATTACCTCGCTAAATTCATCCGAACCAGTATATTCAAATATTTCGTATCTGTCTTTTACTTTCTTTGTAATAGGTCGGTACATTACCGCCATGGCTTTGTGAAAAGTTTCTACGCTTGAAATATTACTTTCTAAATCTATATATTCTCCGAAAGTCATACCCTCCAGATTAGGTATAAAACCAAATTCAGTATTATCTATTTTAAATGTAGCTTGAAATTTAGGCTTTGCTTTGAATATTTCGTTTAAATGTAGAGTCAAACTTTTAACGTCGCTCCATTTTACTTTTACTACGTCTTTCATTTTTAACCCGCAGAAAATCTCTATTGTCTTTTGACCAATAAATTCTTCGTCGTTCGACTTTTCAACTACCTTCATAAATTCCTGATAGCTCTTTAGAGGTATTTCACTTAATGAAGTAGGTATTACAATTTCTGTTTTCATCTTATTAATTAACTTTTTATTAGTGTTTTTGTAGTATGTAGCTTTTATTTACACTATTTGCATACTTGAACGGGTGCGAATTATTATTTATTTACCAAATGTGATACTTGCCGTAGTTAGAATTCATTCCTAAAGTTTCCATTTCGTGGTACCGTAGCGCATCAATAGCGTGGTTATTCGTGTCAATAGGCTTGTTTAAACGTGTTCCTTGTTTGTCAGTGTCCCAACAGTATGCACGTAGCTCTTTAATCAAATTAACGCTATTAGACGTAACTAAATATTCATTCCTTTGCATAACGTCTATACCGTAGTTTATTGAATCTTTACCTTTTGTAACGCCTTTAATTGTTATTCCGTAACGTTTTATCTCATCTATTGATTTAGGCTCACTTGAATCAGCGTAAACGGGTACGTGTTTCGGTAGTTCTTTTGCAATATCTGAATTAAGCATTCCCGTTTGGTATTTCAGTTCGTTTAATATTCGTGTTCCGTTGTAATTGTATATTTCTATTATTGCAGTACTATCGTTCGTGTAACCGAAGTCTAATCCAATTCCTATTAATTTAGCGTCTTTGGGTAGTGTGTCGATTGTTTTCCAGTTACTGAATATAACGCCTTCTAACATTCCTATTTCACCTAATCCGTACACACGCCACCAGTTAGCCCAATATGCGCTTGTTTCGGCTTTTAAACGATTCTTTTCTATTTGTTGAACTATACTATTGTCTAACGCTTCGTTGTCTTTGTAGGTCAAAATTAAGAAGTCGCTATCGGGTTCGTCTTTTAGTTCTTTGTGTACCCAAAATTCATTAGCGGGGTTAAAGTCTAAATATACTTCTTTCTTTGTACGTATCGCAAGTTCGTTATAAGATTCAAATGTTACGTTGTTACATTCGTTTATATATAATACGTCACGCCTTGCACCCCTTAATTTACTTGAATCATCAGCACTAAAAAATTCTATTACACTACCGTTAGCGAACTCGTATCTTAAAAGCGACTTGTTGAAACGATCGTCAAAGTAGCGTCCCGTTTCTTTCATTATACGCAAAAAATCTTTGAGCGCACCCCGTCTTAAATGAGGTATACTTTCAGCTACTACGCTTATTTCAGTCCGTGGATATGCAGCAGCCTTTGTAATAAGTATCGGCAATATTCCGTACGTCTTACCCGCACTTGTACCACCTTGAATTATTTTAATCCGTCTTTTTAGATTATTTATTTTCCGTATTGCCGTTGTTATTATCATTCAAATTAAATAACGGTTGTTCTATATTCGTTTGTTCTACTTGTTCTTTTAAGTTGTTTAAGCGTTGTGTAATACTCGGGTTATATTGTCCTACCATACCGCCTTCGATTTGGTCTCTACGGATTTCTTTTCGTATATGCGAACAGATAGCGGTATATTCTGAATATCTTTTATCTCTATTCAAAAAATAGTCTTCTACTTCGCCTACTATATTCCAACAAAATATTTCAAAACCCTCCATAGTTAGGGGACGTTCTAAAGGCTCGGCTCTTTCTTCGAATTCTTTACCACCGAATACGCTTTTAATTCTTGGGTTCGCCTTTACGTCCCTTTTGTATCTTTCAAATAATTCGTATAGTTGTTCAGGACTATCTAAATTTCTTGGTCTACCTACTTTTGCCATTTTATAGTTCGTGTTTTTTTAGTTTTTTTTAATTTGTTCTAACTTTCTTTGCGCCCACTCTATACCAGCGTCACCGCCCCAAGCTAACCACATCAAACGCCCGCAGCCGTCTCCTAATTCTTTTTGTGAATTTTGACGGTGTCTTTCAAATGCTGCCATTCTTGAAATAGTTTCTTCGCTTATCGGTTCTCCATTTGCTAACTGGTTCGCTCGTTGTTTACCTACGGGTGTACCGCAGTCACCCCATCCGTTTTCTTCAGCATAACGTAACGCCATCTTTGCATTTTCAGTTGCTTGTTTAGGGTAATCGGTATAACTTTCTAATTCGACTTTATTTTTACTATCTTCAAAAGTAGTTGAACATACGGCTAATCTTTGGTCGGTGTTTTTGTATTCACTTACCATTGTATCGTTTGACATACAACGTTGAATAAAGTCTTTCTTTTCTTCGTTAGGATTCGGCGTTGGTATCGGCATAGCTGTTATATAAAATTTCAAGTTTATTCATTACATCACGTAGACAACTACCGCAACTTGTTGGTTGCATATTTACTTTAAATACTCTATTGTAAATTTCTAACATTCTTTTTTGTTCAGTTGGTTTCATAGTGTAACGTTTTTCAGTAAACCATTCAGATAAAAATTCGTGTTCGTCTTTTAGTAGGCATTCAGGTTTACGGTAAGGAAACAAAGAATTTAACTTTGCTTTTCTTTCGTCACAACCGCAATCTTCACCCATTACCCATTTCGCTAATTTAGCTACTCCAGTTACTTCTAAAACTTTTTCTACCGTGTCCCCTAACCCTTCGCTTTGTGCTGCTAATATTTCAGCTTTTGTACGTCTTTTTCGTGCCATAATTTATTTTATTAATTCGTAATCCTGATTCTTAAAATCTTCGTAATCTTCTCCTACATTTTCTTTCAATCGTTCTTTGCAAGTCTTAATTGTTTTCCAAACGCTTTTAAAACTTATACCCGTTACACCTTCTATTTGTCGTGTACTCATTCCTGAAGTTCTATAAAGGTCAAATAACAATTGATCGTACCAATGCCATTGTTTAACCTCTTTGTTTATTTTTATTTCTAAACGTTTCTTTGCTTCGAGTATTTCGGGTTGGTATTCGTCTTTTAGTTGGTAGGCTTCCGTTATGCTTACTTTTGTTATTCGTGTTTTACTCTTTTTGTAATCAAAAGCCATGTTTCGTAACACCGTCCAGATAAAGTTTTTATTTAGCTTGCCGTTTAAATAGAATCTTTCAACGTTATTTATTATAGCCATCTTCAAATACATTTCTTGAACTATATCTTCAGCGTAAAATTCTTCGTTAAAAGTGCCTACAATCTTTATCCAGTCGTTGTGGTGCTTACTTAATTCTACTAAAAACTTTTCATTTACCAAATCGAAATACAATATTCAATTAATACTAAAACTAATAAGCCTACCGTAACACGGTGCATTGATTCTATAATTAGTTCGTCTTTATATATCCACCTTTCAAATTTATAACTTGTTTTCCAATACATCAAAACAAGAAAAACCCTATCTAAAATAAATAGGGTTATCAGTATAGGTAAAAGTAAGGCGTATCTCACTTTACAAAGTTATACTATTTTTTTAAATATTTGACAAACGTCTTTCTTCAAATGTTAATTCTTGGTAGTAATCAAAATCGTCTTGCATCATTTCAAAGCCATAAAAACATGGATCACTTATTATTATTTCTTCTAACATTTCACAAAT